TGAGATTTCTGCTAGTAACTTTTCATACTCAGCCTGTGCTTTAAGATAAGGTAGTGCATCTTCAAAGAATTTTTTCATTTCCTCTTTTCTAGCAACTAATTCTTCTTGAGACAACTGCTCTTCTTGGTGTTGGTTTTCCATGATATATTATTTAAGTTTAGACAAATATACAATAAAAGTTTAAACTGAAATAGTTTAAAACAAAAAATCCAGGCATAGAATATACCTGGATTGTAGTAGTTAGTATAGTTTACTTACTCTTTACTTTTCATTTTTTTATAGGCACCATAACCTAAACCTCCAATAGCTCCTGCTAGCATAGTACCAAGAATACCACCTTTAGTTTCAGATGAATTACCTTTAGATCTAAATGATTTTCTACATCCTGGTTTTTTAGGTTTACTAGCACATTCAGCATCTGCAGAACCACCCATTGCATAGCTTTTCATTGATCTTATCATTGGAGCAGGCCCACCTTTTTGCATTGTTTTACAAAATGCTGTAGCATCTGTAACCCCTTTTAATCCATTTTTCATAGTTAACGGTTTTTAATAGTAAAGTTTAACACAGTAAGTAAATAGAAATCTCTAGAAAAATCTATCTCTAATGTAAATATATCTAATGCTGAGACTCTTAGTCTTACCATTAGTTTATCCCATTGTCTGGTTGAACCTTTCCAGTTATTTCTAAACTTCATTACTTATTATTTTTTTTAGCTAGATGTTTTAGTATCCAACGGCTAAATGTAGTACCTACTGCTTTCAATGCTTTGTTATCAGCATCTACTGTAACTTTAGAACCTTCAGCAGTTTTATCTACTGTAATGTCTAATTTAGGAGTGTCAATCTTAACATGCTGTTCTGTTTCTGTAGCATGTACTTCTACATCAACTTTTGGAGTATCAATAACTACATCCAAGTTTTTCTTTTCTTTTTTAACGTAAGCTCTTTTAGTTTTTGTTTTTACTTCTAGCTCTACATTAACTTCTTTTTTCTTTGCCATTTTTAAAAGTTTTAGTTAATTAATATACTATGACCCTATTTCAAAATGCATCCAGTCATAATTCTTTTCTCTACCTAGGTTTACAAAACCATGTTTGTAGAATATGTCTATCATATCTTTATACTCAGGTCTTGCAAACCTAGCAGTCTTAGATGTTTCTTTTAAAGTATTTCTAGCAGGATCTAAATCTATTGCTATTCCCCAAGAATGTCTTGACCATGCAGAACCACCTCTCATTTTACGGAAGTTAAAGCAACCACCAAACAGATCTATTCCTAGTTCTTTAATTTTAGGTAATCCATAAGCTGTTAAAATCTCTTTAAACACAGCTTCAAACTTATCAGCTACAAGCTTATGACATCTTAATTTACTTGTTGTAGTATCTGTATCCCAAGCCAATCTCATTGGATAAGGTAGGTTTACAGTTACTAAGTAGCCTTCTCCTGTTATATTAGGGGTGCCGTACTTTTTAATTACTTGGTTGGTTGTCAACATTTTCTTCTGTACTTGTTGGTTGTTCTACTGTTAGTTGTGATAATGTAGCTGCTACTGTTCCTGCTGTTACCACATATCCTGCTACTGTTACTACTGCTGCAGGTAATGCCACTGGAGCTGCAATTATAATTCCGGCAATTGTTCCGGCAACTATTGCAATTCTCTGTACACTTTTCCAAAACTTAGGAGTCTTAGCATTCCATCTATGTTTCAAATGCTTCATTTATTAAGTATTAGTTGCTTTACTGCATCTGACAGTTCACTCACATTCTTTGCCAGATTTTTTATTTCTAATTGTGTAAGCTCTTGGATGGCTTGGTATTTTAACTGATTCTCTTGTTGAACTAGTTCTATCTTACCTTTAAGTTTTCCTATTTCTTCATTTCTTTTTAGATCATTTTGCATTAAGAACTCTATATCTTTTCTTGCATCTAAATATGCTGTTCTTATGAAAAATCCAAATATTGTTAATATTGTTCCTGCTATGAATAATATTAATGTTATAACCCAAGTTTCCATTTTTTAAATAATAAATATATACATTATAATATACAAAAAATATTTTATACTACAATGGTATGTTCAGTGTTTTTAATTTCCATTACTAATATATCAAGCAGTGCCTGGTCAAGTTCATTATAAGGAACTTTAAAATAATCATTTGGATTATTATTTACCCAATCTGCAAAATCATTATTGTAAATTGCTATTCTTGTATAATCTGTTTCTGGCATATCACCAGCTGGTTTTTTTGAATATATATCCTGAATTACATATGGTAATGAAGGTAACTCAGATGAATATACTAATATAGATTCTGTATCAGTAATTAACTGAGTTTGACCATATCCAAAAATTAAAATTGTATTGTATTGTTCCATTATGCATAAATTACTTCTGTTGTTTCTATATTACCTACCCATTGAATATTAGTAGTTAGGGCTCCTTGAATTTGTATTTTTAAACCTCCTTGAGTTGTATCAGTTGAAAGAGTTGGAGTTCCCCAAGCAGGTGTATTTTGAACCAATGTTACATTTGAAATTAATAATGTAGTTGTACCAGCATTTGCACCTCTAGTAATTAAACCATCAATATCCCAAGCTGCAGTATTTGCTGAACCTGATTGTTTTGCAATAATAGTTCCCTTAAACCTAAATGAACTATTATTACTAAGAATAACTTGATTTACTGCTGAAGCTCCTGTACCGTCAATTGTAAAAGTTGTGAGTGTATCTGTTGTGGTACGCATTCTAAATATAAATGTAGATTTTTGAGCATCTCCAGATACAGATAAATTATTTCCAAAAGAGTTTCTGTTTAATACACTATTTACATTAGCTCCAATACCTAAAGCTACAGAACCAGTACTATTTGCAACTGAAGCACCTCCACCAGCAAGAGAGTATGTACCACTTGCTGTATTACTAGCACCGCCAACAACAGATGAATGAGAACCACTTGCAGTATTACTTTGACCTCCTAGATTAGATGCATAATTGTTTGTTGAAACATTTCCAAAACCACCTAATGTTGAAGCTGCATAAGAAGTTGCTGTACAAGATGCACCACCTGCTACTGTACTTCTACTTCCACTAGCTGTATTATTTGTACCTCCTCCAGCTGTTGAATAATCAGCTGAAGCTGCATTTTGATTACCACCACCAACTCTTGATTGAACTCCAGAAGCTACATTTTGATAACCACCTCCAACTGAAGATTCTGTATTTGATGCAGTATTATAGTTTCCTCCTGATATAACAGAGTTTGTACCACTTGCTACAGAAGTATTTGTTAATCTACTCATTTGTAAATCAACAGCACCAGTTCCTCTTTTATTACCACCAGGTACCAATCCATCAGGAATATCAGCTATGATAGCTCCATTACCTTTAGGTATAATTGCAAAGTCAGCATTAGTTGCTGCACTAACTGCTGTTAAACTATCTACGGGAGTAGTGGCATTTGGTGCTGTTGTATTTTGCGCTTCTGTAAAATAAACTAACCCACCAGTTGGTATATTTACAGTAACATTATTACCAGATGTTGTAGCTGTAACACCAGATCCTGTAAAGTCAATTTGAGCTACATCAGTTGTAAGTGTAGAACCTTCATCTAAAACTTTGATTGATTTGCCTATATTAATTCCTGTACTCATTTTTAATATGTTTTATATAATGTGAATATATCTGAATAAATTGAGTTGTTTATATTTGCTAAAGTCCATTGAGCAGTTATACCTAATGTATTATTTGATGTAGTATCAAATGTTGTATTATTAATTGTATTCCAAGCAAAACCGGATTGAGTTCCGGATGCTAGTTTAAGAATATGAAATTGTGCAACAGATACAATAGAAGCTACACCTGGGCCACCTAAAGCTCTTATAGTAAAGTTAACATTTAACACAAATACCTGGTTAGTTATCTGTGGCATGTCTAAAGCCGGAGAACTACCTAAATCTACAGAACCACTTTTTAACCGTATAGTTAATGAGTTATTAGAGTTTTGTGCACTCATTACTCCAGCCATATCAAGTCTAAAACTATCTCCTACCTTAAATCCATTTGCAGGAACAGATAATGTACCTACACCACCATCAATTAAAGATCCTTCTACAGTTGTATTGGTAATTACTGTACTATTGGCGGTCTGAGAATATAGACCACCTATAGTAGTAAATGGATTGACTGACGGTATGTTTATTAATGTACTCATTATTCTGTAATAACTTCAAATGATATTGGCTGTCCTAAAACTATTTCTAAACTTTCATCATAAACAATATAATAAAAGATAGGGTCATTTAATTGAGCTACTTGATAATCAGTCCAATTTTGTGTAACATCAGTTGGAGAAATAGGAATACCATAATTATAGTCTACCTGCTCTCTTGCATCTATAGCTTCTTGTTCAGTTGTATATTTATAACCTATGACTTCCATTAGAATATAGTATATCTAGTATTAATATTTGATTCTATTCCTGTTCTATTTGAACTTTGATCTGAATTATAGAAAACAGCTTCTTGTAGTCTGTAGTTTGCACCTGAAGCACCAAAACCTATACTGCCAATTGAGTTAGTATAATTCCAAGAATTTAAAGTTGTAGCTACAACGCTTCCGTTCTTATATATTGACATTGTTCCAGCTGAATTTATTCCAGTTAGTAATATTTGACTTGTAGTTGCATCAGTAGCATTACTAACTATATAACTACCAGGCTTAGCATATAAGTAATAGTTGCTATCATAATTATTCATCAATTTATAACCATCTGTGGCAGCAGAAGTTAATGCGCGCAACATAGTTCCTGCTCCATCTTTCTTACCTACAAAAGAATTGAAACTTGAAGCACCAACTGTTATTGTATTAGTTAAACTAAGACCCATTGAATTAGTTGATAATACCATAGAAGGTTTAGAATTAACAGTTAATAAAGCTCCACTTGAAACTATCTGTGGTTGGTTTAATGCAGTAGATTGTGTAGCATTATTTGCATTACCACTCTGATCATACCAAGTTGTTATGAATCCATTACCTGCTCCAACAAAAGAAAGTAATGCAGTTGTATTTAAAACATTATTTATATCATAACCAATATCTTGCTCAGTGTTATCACTTGATCTTCTTACTCTTATTAAACTACCTGAATATGTAGAAGATAGTCTGTATACTGAAAAAGCCGCAGCAGCCCCAGGATAGAGATCAAGTAATCCTACAAATGTAGGAGTTGTTGGGAACAAATAAATACCCGTATTTCCACCTAAGATAACAGGCATAATTAAGCTACATAAATGATTATAAACTCAGTTCCTGTTGCATTGTAAGCAAAAGAAGTAAAGTAATTATTGATTGCATCTGCAGAAAAGTTTAATACTTCTCCTGGCTTAATAGTAACAGCTCCAGCTAATACAGTTCCGTTAGCAGCACCTACATTTGCAACAGATACAGAATAAAAAGTAGCAGCAGCTGAACTAACATTTCCAGATCCAGTAGGTCTAATCATACCGGGTGTTCTTGCAATACCTGTTCCACCATCTACAGTAATAGAGTTGCCTCCATCTTGTATATTTACAGCAGAAGCTCCAGCTCCGTTATTTACTGTAACATCACCAATATCATTACCGTTTACAAGTTTATTATTAATAGCAGCTAGTGTAGTTTGTGTAGCTAAACCAGTTGTATTAGATGCTATAGTTGCAAGGTATGTATTAGGATTGATATAAGTTATAGGTGCAGTTGGGGTACCTGGTGTATTATTTCCTGCTTGAAAATATATAGGTGGATTAAAGGTACCTGTATCTGGGTTATAAATTCTTACTTCTAACCAAGTTATATTTGCAGCATCTACTACTAGCATAGCCTCATAATCTTGACCAGTAAGTATTGCAGCAAGTATTTGGTTAAGTAATCCTTCTACTTGATCTGTACTAGCATTAATAGCTATTAATTGATCAAGTGCTCCTTGTTGACCAAGTAACATTTTCCATTGCCAAGGCATATTATTACCTTGGTTTCCGCTATCTTTTAAATTTGCTATTGACATAATTTTTATTTTTTAATATTATCCTATTAGCCAGTTTACACCATCTGAAAATACCGGAACTATGGCAGAACCTCCTGTAGCAGCAATAGCACCAAAGTTTCCTGGTGCTGGTAAGTTAGAATCAGCAATCACTGCTCTTGCCCCAGGTACCCCGGCTGCATTTGGTAATGTAGCTAAAGTTACTGCAGGAAATAGAATTGTTGCATTTCTTGTAGAAAATGTCCATGTAAAGTTACCTTGAATAATAACATCACCATATATATTATCTACACTACCACCTGCAATAAGGCTTACATCCCCTCCTGGTAAACTAGATGCTGTAGTATAACCAGCTTCTATAGTTATAAATCCACCTTCTCCTTGAGCACCTGATACACTGTTACCAGCAGCCCCAGCTTCAATTCTAATATCTCCACCAGAACCTGCATCTTCTGCGTCACCATCAGAACCATCTCCAGCAAAAAGATTTATGTCTCCACCTTCAAAGTTTTGATCAAAAGTACCTTTATCACCTTGCAATCTAATATCATCTCCTGATTCAATAATAATATCATCTCCAGTTAATGTTCTAATATATAAGTCAGCATTTGAACCTGATGTTTGAATTACTGCAGTACCTTCATCAAAAGTTAACTCTGCCGTGCCTGCATTATCAGTTAGTACAACTTCTCTATCACCAGCAACTAATCTATCACTAGCTAGTTGGGCACCTAAATCTTCTACAGTAATTGCATTAGTCAACCATGCATCATCTCTTTTGCTATCTCTAGTAGCAACAGGTACTAATGTTTGTTTAGGGTCTACTGATTTAACAAGTCTTCCGCCTCTTAACCAGCTTATAAAATTTAAAATATCCATAATTATTAGTTTTTACCTTGTTCAACATATTTTGTTTTTTGTGAAGAAAATCTCACAAGAATATCTTTTTTCTGCTTTTTACCATACTTAGTTTCTAAGTACTCATTTAAATTAATTTTTTTCATGATTTCTTATTAATTAAAAAATTCTAGTACTGTTCCTTGTGGTACTGCTATTGTAAAGTCAATAACAACATCTACGTCAAAAACTGCTCCTGCTGTCATTACTAAAGTAAACCAGTGATCTTCAAGAGCTGAGATTGTATTGTCATCTGCTATAAAAGTAGCTGTTGTTGCAATTAAATTACCAGTGGTATCTGCTACTAAAGTAGTTCTTGCCATTGATGAAGCAACTGTATCATATACATTTGTATCATTTGCAAGAATAACACTATCTTCTCTTACTCTTAAAACTACATCAGAACCAACAACTACACCAATAAGTAGTGCATAACTTGCAGAACCACTTACTTTAGCTATCCCTTGAATTCTGTATTTTTCATATACAGTACCATCAAACTTAGTAATTGTTCCTAGTATAGGAGTCATTGTTGCTTGTATAGTTGGCTCAAGAACACCTTGTGTGTATGTTACAGAAGGTTCTCCTACAACTCCTGCAAAATCAGTTACTGTAATAGCGCCAGCTAAGTAGTTATCATCTCTACGGCCATCTTTAAGACCTATAGGTAAAAGTGTTTTTGAAGGATCTACAGTAGTCACCTGTCTTCGCCCTCTGATCCAAGATATAAAATTTAGAATGTCCATTACTTTTTGTTTTTAACTTTTTAATAATACATTATGGGTATGGAGTTGCTATCACAGTACCTGTATTATCCACAGTTATTTTATAACGTGTTCCATCAGGAGAGTATGTTACCAAACCGCTACCTACATCAGTAATGAATATATTACCTCCGGCAACAACAAATCTTTCAGATGGTCCTGCCAGAACCGTAGTTCCGATATAAACATCACCTGTTCCTGTAATCAGCATTCTATCTGTACCCGATGTTGCAAACTTAATTGCATAATTACCATTTGTTGTAAAGTATGCTGAGTTTGGAATTGTTGCAGAAGAAGGGTTAAGACCAAATTGAAAAGTTGCGGTAGTTGTAATTAGTTGATTACTTACTGCACCACCTGTTGTTGTATTTATCAATCTTAAAGCTGCTCCTGTATTAGCATTCATATTTAGCTTATATCCACCAAATACTGCAGCATTAATACCAATTTGACCAGTACCGTTATGAACTAAACCTGAAGTAGGAGTCCATTGAGATGTAGCTGTGTTCCAATATGTTGTTTGACCTTGAGCTGTTCCTGGTAAACCTGATCCTGATGGTCCTGCTGGCCCTTGGATACCTTGCGGTCCTTGTGGTCCAGTAGCACCTTGAGATGCAAGCAATGCCCAATTAGTTGGATCTGCAGATGGATTAGTAGTTCCTGATGTATTATTAATACAAAACCAAGAAGCTCCTCCATATCCTACAGCATCATCTACTACATAAGATGCACCAGATACCCATGCACCTTGCCAGTTTAATCCTGCTGGACCAACTGGTCCTGGTACTCCTTGTGGACCTGCCGGACCTTGAGCTCCTGATGGGATAACTGAAGCTACTTGTGCTGTAAAGTCTTCAACTGAAATTGCACCTGCTAAATATTGATCATCCCGTTTAGGATCTTTAAGTCCAACTGGTAATACTGATTTAGTTGGGTCAACTGAAGTGACTTGTCTTTTTCCTCTGATCCAGGAAATGAAATTTAGAATATCCATGAGAAATTATTTTATAAATATATACTATAATATACAAAATATTTCTGAATAAACAAAATCCCCAGTTAAAAAACTGAGGATCTTAAGTTACTTAACAGACAGGATATGTTAAATGCGCGAGAAATAAGGAGTGTTAAGTAACCAGTATACCAAGTAAAAATGCTAATGCAAGCATTATACCTATTATCATATTTGCAATATGTCTACCTTCAGTATCATCTTCATAATAGTTATGCATTCTATTAAGTACAGGTTTGTTCATTGCATTTGCAACTAACCAAAGTACTAATATAAAGCCAACTAAAAGTAATAATAATATCAGTTTCATAAGAACAAATATAAACATAAATTCTATTTATCCAAAGTATCTATTCTTTTTTGAAGATATACAATAGCCTTTTGTAGATCTTCTTTGTAACTACCTGGACGTTTTTTACCAGACCTTACAACATACTTAATAACATTGCCTAGATAGAAATCTTTATCAAGACCCCATGCTTCAAGAACTTTGAATACTTCATATGGATTTGACTCTCCGCCATAGTACACAGGTCTTGGTCCTGCAGATACTTCAATAACTCTATCAGTTAAATCTTTAGCTTTTCCTATTATATCTCTAGTAGGGCAAGCAATGCTAGTATCTCTACCAATAACTCCATCAACCATATTGGGGTAAGGAGAAGCTGGAGTATTATTCTTTTCATCACTCATGACTACCAGATTATAATAACATCACCTTCATTAAGTACTAGCTTGATACTACCATCTATATCAATACGCTCAACTTGCTCCATGTTAAGAGCAGATGTACGGACATATACTTGGTCTCCAGCTTTTACTTCTTCTACTTTATCACCTACTGCATATACAGTAAGTTTATTCCAAAGCTTAGCTGCTTCCTGCATCATAGCTTCTTCATCTTTTGCTGATAACTCAATAGACGACTTCTTTCTTTGTGGAACATCTAATAAGATTGTTCTACCTCTTAGTGATTTAAATGGTGCCATTATTCTGCTGTTTTTATTGTTTCATTGTAATGTTCAATTGTAACAAGACCTGCATGTATAGCAGCTCTTTGTACAATAGTTCTATAAACAACTTTATCTTCGTCATAGAACTCTGCAATTATAGCATCTGGCACTGTAGTCAATGCTTCAGCTAAGGAGTAACTTCCATCAGGATTTCTTTGCTGAGTAGTTACTTGTACTACTACTGAATTACCTGCCGGCATTGCTTTGGTAGACTTCATCCAGCCTTCTGCTTCTGATGAAGCTTTGCTGATTAGTCTAAATGTATCACCATCTCCCCAGAACTGAATATCTCTCACATTCTTTTTGGCACCGTTGGCTGTGGTGTTGTGTAATGACTTTGCTTCCATTATTTATTCTTTAATGTTATTACTTTTACTACTGACATTTGAGCATTCAGGATTTCCCCCAGGGCATGGTCAAATAACAAACTCTTTAATGGACCTCTCTCAGCTTCATAATTCTTCTTCATTATCTCAGCCATTTCTGCAGCTAGCTCTTTTACTCTAGTTACATCCGGGTCTCCTGATGGATTAAAATCTAATCCTACTAACTGATGTCCAAAAGGAACAATCTTGTGTTCAATAATCTCCGGGTTAGAATCCGGCATGTTGTAAGTTGGTTTTTCTTCACTCATTGTATTTAGTTTTAATTTGTTACTTCATCATATGATAACCAGAATATATCCGGTTTACATGGGTAGAACTCACCCTTAATACCTTTGATTATAAAGTCACCTACTGAAGCTTTCATGGGACCTTCTAATGTTGGTATAATTAATTCTTTATTCTCAGTACCCGGGATAGGTTTAGCAAAACACTTATCACAAAAAGCAAATATTTCAGTGACATTACTACCGGTCCATTCTATTGCAGTTATTTCTACTGGCTTCTTAATAAATCTACGCATCATATTTTTGTTTAGTTGTTACAATTGTGTCTTTCTTTTCTGCTTCTGCAGGCACACCCTCTATCAAGGTATATTTAATCTTTTCTAATAAACCTATCACAGCTAGATTATCATAAGCTTCTTCTGCAACTCTCACTTCTATCCCGTCTTCTTTCTCACTAATAGAGATCAATACTTTATCTGACATATTTAATAATTTACACATTTTATCATAGAGCTCCCGGGCATGTAGATTATCCATGCCGGAGTCCCTAACTTCTTCAGTTAGCTTTTCCCACAACAGCTTTTGCTGGGCAGTCATTGTCAAATAAATAATTAGGAGATGTTGCTCTCATGGTTTGTTGGTGAGACAAATATAAAAACAATTTTAATTTAAACTAAAAACCCCAGAAAAAATTTTCCAGGGTTCTCAGATAAATCAATCAATTAAACATTATGTTATGAACAGAACAAATATACAACTTATTTAATATCCCTACCATAAGTTAAATTATTTTTTGCTCTGATGTCTTTATGAGTAAACTGCCAGAACTCACCAGTAGAATTTATGATCACGGTATAAATAGTATCAGTTTCATGCCCGTAGTCAGTAACCAAAAATATAACCCCCGGGCCTTTAGGTGTTTCTACCTCAATTCTGTTATGTGGTTCATAGATCATCATTCAGTCCGTTTAATAATTGAAGTCATTATATGAGTATGAAAATAAGCTTCCGCTTCATGCTCTTCATCTCTATCTAAAAAAATAGGTAAATACTCCTGACACAGATGTAATACTTCATGAGCTAGTGTAACTATGTTGTATGGATTTTTTGGATCCCAGTCATGTTTAAGAATTATCATTCTAAACTTACATCCTGGTACATTAGGTAGTTCACTACTTTCATATCTTCCTACCACAGTAGTCTCTTTTGTTAATGATGATTCTATATCTTTTTTTACTTTTTCAAACATATACAGATGATCATTATACCAAGTAAAGTGTTCTTTTATTTTACTTAGATTTTTATGATCAGTTGTAGAGAACAGATCTTTAAACCAGTCTACTACTTCTTCGTATGTAAAGCCTTTTACAACAATAACTCTTTCATTGCTATAAGGCTCAAGAGAAACTACATCTATAAAATCTTTTGCCATAGTGCAAATATAAAAAAACCCGGGCAGTATTTCTTGATCAGAGAAACTTTCCCGGGGTTGTTACTAGTTATACAAACCTAGGTACCTTCAGTCTGCTTTCCCAGTAACCAAAAAGTCCAGTGTAGTGAGCAGATCTTACGGTATGCTGTCTGGAACTTGGGCCTATGTCTATCTCAACACAGGGGGGAACAACTTGTTCTGAGCGGGCATGCTACCAGAGGCCGAACAAGTACTGGGACAAAGATATAAATTTTTCTATAGGTGGTTTTGTTATATGTGATAGGTTGTGATGGTTAATTGGTTTTTTTGTGTGTAAGAGATTATGATGGGGCCCTACTACATGACCCCCCGGGCTTCCGCTAGCTGGGTGCCACCCCCTATGCTTCCACAGCCAAGGGCTTGAACACTAGAAAAAATTAGACTTTTTTTCTAGCTAGAAAAGTTCTCTACAACTTTCTTCTACTAGTAATTTAAAATTAAAAAGTATGATAAGTTTATGTGTGATACCTAACATGAAATGTAATGATTGGAAAGAGAGAATCTGGATGATTAGTACATGCTTGCTATGTGATGCCATATATATGGTGCCAATGATTGCAAATTATATGGGAGCTAATAGATAGCTCTCATTTTTTCTTTTGCTTTCAGCAGCTTTAATATACAGCTTTGAACTAATGTTAAATTATATATTATGACAAAAGTTATTTTCATTTGGTTACTATTAACTGGACAAGTTAAGTACCAACAGACTATGGATGACCGGAAACAATATGCTCTGTTCTTTAAGGACGGCAAAGTTGTTGACTATGCTACTAAGCATGAAATCTATGAATACATAGAGACTGGTTCATTTGAGTATGATGAAGACTTGGGGAAGTAATTCCCTAAGTTTGACTCATATACAACTTTAAACTATTATTAATTAAAATTAAAAGTTATGATTTGTTATGTAATTATTGACGGCATATTGACCGTTAAAGAATGGGTATTAAACCCTAATGCTTAATTTAGAAAAGAGAGTAATCTCTTTTTTTTCTTATACAGCTTTTAGCTAATAGTAATTTAAAAATTTATTTATTATGTATTATACTGATTTCACAAAAACAGAAATTTTTACAGACAGACAAGCTGCTCTAATATCTTCTAGAACAAAAGCTAAAGATATGCTGTTTGATTCATTAGTAGTTGCAAGAACTTATTCTGATGAATATGGGCATGAACACCCATATATTGACAGAAAAGTTACTGACTACCAAGATATCAAAAAGGTATTCTTAGACTATGAAAATAGAAGAGAGCAGGTTTATGAAGTAAAGATTAGTATAGAATCAATATTCTAAACATTAGAGAGAGACATTGTTCTCTCTTTTTTTTCTTAGGCCTGCGGCAGCTTTTAGTTTACAGCTTTTTACTTCTTTGGATAATTTTATTGTTTAACCCATATTAAAAACTAAACTTATGGAAAAGAAAACAGTTGAATGCACTTTGGTAGCATTTAAAGGAGAAGTGAAAGCTAACAGCAATGGTAAATTATACCGTTGGTGTAATGTTAGCATTAATGGTAAACTTTGGCCTGCAATGATATATGAATCTTCATATAAAATTACAGCCGAGGGAGAAACCATTAAGGCTGACTTAGCACCAGTTGGAGATGTAGTAATGATTACTGCATACAATCCTGCTGTAACTGCTAGCACTGCTCTGCCTACCAAAGCAGACTTTGCAGATTTGTTTGGAGCAATCTAAACAAGCAAAGCAATAGAACTCACAGAAATGTGAGTTTTATTTTTTAATCTGCCTACGGCAGCTTTCATTACAACTTTTGTCTGTTAGTAATTATAGATATTACTGAACAGACAAAACGGTCAGTCCACATATTATGCAATGCTTATTACTTGCTGGTCTACATATGCAGCTGGTCTGGTATATCTTGCAGTTTACACTGATGTTTACAGTTGATGCATACTCACCCGGGAATCTTTCTGAGTCAGTATGTAGCAAGTGTAAACAATGTGGTAATAAAAACAGATAAATGTAGGTGAAAGAGTTAGTTTGGCAGACAAACACTTCCACTATTATCAGGTGTGGTTACTGGTCTAGAATAGCTGATATAGCTTAACTTATATAGTATATATGGCTAAGCAAGTATTAGAACAGCAGACTTAGACAATACCCTTATATTACCCCTTATATTACTATCTTTATATATACTATTACTATTATTACTAGTTAGTGTAAGACAGTAAAAGCTTCCGGGAAAGCTATATTTTTCGGTCATTTAGTATTAACCAATAAAAACATATATGAAAACTATACCTGAAAAGCAAAAGAAACCATTTACGGTTACTGTAGAAGATGCAGTAAGAGGTGATGGTAAATATACAGTATTAGCATATGATAAAAGAGATGCTATTAATGTATGTAAAAGAGAACACAATATACAAAATAGTCAGAGTGGTACTACTTATAGTGTACAGTAATACCTTCCGGGAAATGTTATTTCACCGGTCAATTATATATACTCTCATCCAAGCAGGTAATACTCTGAGTAGTATTAATTAGCGGAATGCACAAGTCAAGGATTGCAACCTTGTGAGAGTACGAATGCTTATATCTTGTGCACAAAGGTATAAGCCCTCAGGATTTACCACCTGTTGAATAGTAAGCCCAAAAGTTTGGTAAACTTAGTGGTATATCACGGGTATAGTTGGTAATAAGCCCTTTGTGGTGAACAGTATAATAAGACACTCTGCACAAAGTCTTATAATCCTACTAATATACTAGTAGGTATTAATGCACCATTCCTGATTTCCAAGGTCCGGCAGTTGTCTATTCCTCCAGGTATGTAAATACTGATCCGAAGGAGGTATGTCTACAGTGAGAAGGATATCTGTAGATACAACTGAGTGCAGAGGGGTAAATACATTGCAGTTGTAAGAGGAAACCTGTTGAGGTAGTGAACGTAATCTTACAACTGTATTGTATTAATTAACTTATAGAAACTTTATTTATTCACTTAAAAGTATATTTATGGAACCTGTTTACTGGACTATGAAGAATGGTCAGAAGATTAATGTTGATGATATGGACATTAATCATCTCCGGAATACTCTCAAGATGCTTATTAGAGCTAAGAGAGCTGCAACTACACCTAAGCCTAAGTTTCAGGTGCATGGTGAGATTGCTAGTGAGTTTGCTGATATGGCAAGACTTTATGCAATTAACCCTGAGTTGACCTGTACTTGTGATGAAGTACATGTATGTCAACAATGTCTTGATGAAAGTCAAAACCCTAAGAGATGACTGGTTTGAAAGATAACCAGTCTATTTGTAATTAACTAAACAACTAGATATGAAAGAGATTATGATTACTGTGCTTTTGATAGCACTATTTTATTCACAGTATTATTTAAACACTAAAAAGTAAGAGTTATGATTAAAGAGCTTCAGGAAAAGCTAGATTATTGGAACCAATACAAAGAAGAAATAGAATTTGCAGAGGTTCCGGCAGATTTAAGAGAACAATTACTATCAGATATTAACTATCAGATAGTATGTATAGAAGGGGCTATAGATCTCTGTATGCAAAACAAAACAATTAATGCTATGTCAGCTACATTAATAGTATTCTCAGGTTTAGCTACCGGAATGCTAGGCTGGTTGGTAACAGTTAAGTATTTTATTTAAAACACAAGAACATGAAAGAATTTGAAGCTAATCTGGATAAGAAAGATAAAACAGAACTTTCTATTCAGAAAAAACAACAAAAAGAAAAAGTATTAGTAGGTAAACTTATTCCTCATTCAGGTCACAAAATTTGGGAAATTAATGATGATACCTTAGAGATAAAACAAGCTGAATTTGAGAAGAAAAGTTTTATTATTGGTCAAGTACACCAAAATCCTGAAATAATTATCCGTAGTGGTTTTTCTTATGTATCTGCTCTTAATTCAGCAAATGCTTTAAAGAAATACAAACAAGGTAAAAATGGAAGTAAAGAACTTGGTAATATGCAAATTAACTTTTAAAAAAAAGAACATGAAAGAAATAGTAGAAATAGTCAGAATGACATATATTACAATAGGTGTATTAGCATTTATGTATTTTGTATACAAGATGATGAC